AAGTGGAACGTCTTGACCTTTGGAGAGACCGACGACAGCTGACGGAGGAGGTTGTAGGCTACCTTGGCGTATCCAGTGGTCTGGTCTACGTGGGTGCTGACCAATACAAATCGCATTGTATCAATTCTCTCCGCTCTGTATAAATAGAATGCAGGTCAACTCTGCCCAAGACTATCTGACACAGGTCAAGCGGCAGGTGATTGCCAAGATATACGTGGCTGACCCGCCGTTCGGCAAGAACAAGGTTCCGTCTACCTACCTGAGCCTGAAGGCGAATAACGCGTCACGGCACCAAATGACTGTGGCGGCCGCATGTCGCGGAAACCAGACATGCTCGCAGTTAGGCGAGACCACTACGTCGCAGTGTTGTTCGCAGAGTGGTGGTGTTCTCTATTAAACAATGATGTTCCTTAACTACAAATGCCTGGTGCGCTTCTCCAGTTGGTGAGCGTTGGGGCTCAGAACGAGTTGATTAACGGCAACCCGTCCATGACCCACTTCCGCAACACCTACAAGCGCCACACGAACTTTGCCATGGAGCATATTCGTGTGGACTTTTCGTCGTCCAACCTCAACTTTGACGTGGCTCAGTCACGCAAGTTCTCGGCCCGTATCGACCGCTACGCCCAGCTGCTCAATGACTGCTACGTAGTCTTGACGCTTCCCGATATCTGGTCTCCGTTGGTTCCTATCACAGTGGCTCCGCCTACTGGCTACGATGCTCGGTGCACAGCCATTGGGTACGAGTTTCAGTGGATTCAGAACATTGGCTACAATCTGATTGACACCATTGACATTATGATGAATGGACAGGTTATCCAGACGATTCCTGGTGAGTGGTTGAAGTTGTACTCGCACTTGACGTTCAACGGGACCAAGTTGTCAACCATCAACCAGATGGTGGGCAATGTGCCCGAGATGTACGACCCCGCGAACGCCTTTGACCGCCAAGGACAGTATCCCCACGCAGTCTCGTACGCCACCCCTGCGCGCGACGCAAATGGAACCCTGATTTTCCCGGGCGCGACCATTCCCGAGCCGTCCATTCGCTCTCGTCAGCTAGTGGTGCCTTTGCATTTCTGGTTCTGCGAATCCGTGGGCTCTGCGCTGCCGCTGGTCTCGCTTCAGAACACAGAGGTCTACATCAATGTCACAGTCCGCCCCCTGAACTATCTGTACACGGTGATTGACGTTGTCCCCACATCCCCCACCTACGGACAACGTATCCGTCCAACGGGGTCATATCCATTGGGTCTGTTCTTGACACCGACACTGCCGAACGGGTCCCCTACGAATGCGGGCGTCACGAACTTCAACCCTGACCCGTATCTGGAGTGCAACTTCTTTTACCTGAGCGAACAGGAGATGGAACAACTCGCGGTTGCCGACCAGAGTTACCTGCTGAAGGAAATCAGCTTCGTGGGGTCGGAAGGGCAATATGGACCGAACACGGACATGCTTCTTCCCATGCGAAACTTGGTGACGCGTGTTACGTGGGTCGCAAGGCGGTCCGATAGCATTGCGACCAATGCATGGGATAATTACACGAATTGGCCGGACCCCAAGCGGGCGCCGTGGAGTGCGAATACGTCGGATATAGCAACCAGCTTGTACGCATCTGGGCAGCAGCAGGTGACATCTGTGTTCCCCAAGGACATTGTGATTGATGGCACCCTGCTGTTCGACGGCAACGAGCGCCTTCAGGTCAAGCCGACCAAGTACTACTCGCTCCTGGAAACCTACCGCTTTGCGAGTGGCACGACACCTACTCAGCTTCCAGGTGTATACATGTACTCCTTTGCCCTGAACAATGACGAGTATCAGCCATCGGGAGCCGCGAATGGAAGCAAAATCAACAAGGCCATTCTGCGATTGACACTGCAGCAGCCTCTGCCGGCTACGAACCAGATATTCCAGTTTGCAGGTGTGGGCGGTATCTCGGGGACCACGCTGACGCTGACGGCGGGCGGTCCGTTCGTGGTTGGTGCCATTCTGTCAGGAATAGGCGTGACTCCGGGAACCACTATCACTGCAGTGAACGGGTCCACTTACACGGTTACGCCCTCGCAGACTGTGCCCCCAGGAACTGTGATTATCGCGACACTTCCCGCGCCCACCACCACAACTGTATGCGTACTGAAGTCAACAGCACTGAGCACCAATCCAGTCATCATTCCCCCAGGCCAGCTTTCATTGTACACAGCCGACCAGGTCTTGACCATTGTTCAGAACACGAACAATGCGACAGTGATATTTGCCTATACCTACACCGTCAATGCATATGTAGAGTCCTACAACTACCTGCGTATCGTGAGCGGGTTGGGTAATCTTGTGTTTGCTTCTTAACAATATGAGCAACCCTCCTCCCGTGAAGGTAAGCCCTAGGCCAACAAGGCGAGACGTGAATGAGAACATTGGTAACGTAGGTATCGCCACCATACCTCTGTCGACAATCCCGCAGGCGCCCTCGTACTCGTTTCCTAAAGCGGACACTCGGGGCTTGCGTATCGTAAGCGCAATCTTCTCGTTCGGGTCGCAGAACGTGAACTGCGTCAAGTACATCAAGCCCCAGATTTTCTACGGATACGTTGAATATCCGATGAAGACCCTGTTCACTGACCTGAAGGACGCAAATGCGGTTGTGGAGGACGAGGACACGACAGCCGCTATCAAACTCAAACCCCCCAAGCTGATTGTCAAGTACATTGACCCAGATGGGTTTCACTCCAAGGAGTTCGGAATGGAAGACACTATCATCTTGGGCAAACTGAGTGCGTGGGGTCTGTTTCTGAAGAAGCCCGGAGAGTTGAGTTGGGCCGCGGCCTTGGCGGCAGGGAGGATTCAGTTCTGGTTGGCAGTGGCGGTGTTTTGGGTGTTGATGATTGTGTGGGCGTACAAGTCGTGGGACCACATGGGCAAGATGGGCCTTAGCTGGAAGACGGCAACAAAGGCGAACTTTGGAGAGTATGGGCAGTGGTTCGCATTGTTCGCAGGGCTGTTTGCCCAGATTGGGCTTACAAAGTACATCATGGCATTCATTGCCGCCTTGGCGCCCGTGTGGTCCTTTTGCATCCAGTTCGCGCTGTGGTTCTTCGTGGACAGTCAGATTGAGAGAGACCTTCGTACCCAAAATGTTTCATCTGGGGAGTAAACAATGTTGTTTCAGCTTGACGGTATCTGGTTCGCGGCGGGCGTTACCGTTGGATTGTTGCTATCGTCCGTCGTCATTCCGCCTCGTCGCACAGTGTCCAAGGTCCCCGACCCAACAGATGGAAATCTGGTGTACCACACGGACACGGGGTGCGTCCGCGTGGAGGCCACAGAGGTTCCATGCACGTCCGAGACAGACTCCTTCAACTTACTTGCCTCTCTTAAGAAGTAAGGGAATGCTGAACATCACCTCCGCACTTGAACGGGCCAAGCCGTTCTTTTCCTTTATTGTCGGTCTTGGGTTGGCGGCGCTGCTGTTTCACCGCGACTTTGTGACCCACTACATCTTGGCATTGCCGCTGGAGGACATACGGACCAAGACGAATCGGGTGAACGGCAAGTGCTATCGCTACCGCGTGGAAGATGCGGCGTGTGAAAAGATGCCTTCAGTATAAACAATGGACAGCGACTCGACCTCCTTGGATGCCCTGCTTCCTTCGCCGCAAGGCAATCAGTCTGCGCCGCCGCTGATTCCCATGCCGTCAACTGAGCAGACGACACAGGGCTCAATGATTCCGTCCTTCAAGCCGACCCTGCCCCAGATGGGATTCATGTTCCGCAACCTGAAGCTGTATTTCTGCTTCTTTGTGGCCGCAGCCATCATTTCCCTGTCGACCCCGCGCAACATGCTCCTTCAGTACCTGCCGTCCATGTACACCAGTGGCGGCGTGGTGTCGTGGCAGGGCGCGGGCGTTCTCGGCGGCGCCGCGGTTGTGATTGCCCACCTGTTGTCCGTGTTCCTCGGTAGCGTGGGGATTTAAGAGGCTTGGGAGTGAATAAGCAATGAGCGCGCCTGCATGGGTCTATCCCAACATCTGCCTGGGTGCGGGCGCATCGCTAACCCCGTTCTTTGTCAATACCAACCGCGTGACCCACGTCATTAACTGCGCATACAGCGAGAACTCTCCCGCATGGTTTCGGCGGTCATATCCCAGTCGCTACGCCCAGCTGGACGCTCATGACGACGTGCGTGTCAAGATTCTGGACTGGTATCCTGCATTTGAAACCGCCATGCGCACCTTCCTGCGAGCTCCGAATGCCGTTGTCTTTGTCCACTGCCAAGCGGGCATCAACCGGTCTGCCTTCCTGCTGCTCTACTTCATGTGCAAAAACTTCGGACTTGACTTCCCGACGTTGCTATCCGCGGTTCGTAAGCAGAGACCGCAGATTTGCCAGAACCCCGCCTTCATGCAGGAAGTGACTGATGCACTGAAGGTCCCGAAGGCCCCGAACCCATCTACATAAACAGCCACAATAGACACCATGGATGTATTCAAGGTGAGGCGGACACGGGAAACGGGATCGGCGTCCATCGGGACGCTCGATTCGGTTCACCAAGATATTGTCCAAGGACTGAGGGAAACCCAGTCCAAGGCAGATGCGGATGCGGAATTAGCTGGTTTACGGGAGAAAATTGCAGCTGTTCACGGGTCCAATGAGATTGGCGATGTCATCCAGTGTTCGCAGTGGGAAGCGCGCGTGAAGGAGTTGGAGGCAGAAGCCGTACAAGCCGACCCCGTCCAAGAGTACTACCTGAAGAACATGGACATCCTGATGGGCTACTACAATCGCGAGTCTGGGGGCACGTCAGCGACAACCGTTGCGCCCAAGGATGCTCACACGTTCTTGAAGTACTTTGCGACGGCAGCGTCCACGGACACGGGGTCCACACGGAAGCAGATGTTTGACGAGTATGCAGCCCGCATGAAGCTGGGCGCGACTCCCGAAATGACCCAACTGCAGACGGAACATTGTGCGCAGTGCAACGTGGCCCGTGAGGAAATCAGCTCCGAGGGCATTCTGGTGTGCCCGAAGTGCGGGTCCGAGGAATACTCGCTCGTGGTCTCGGACTTCCAGTCGTTCCGTGACCCGCCCAAGGAGCGGAACAACTACGCGTACAAGAAGATTAACCATTTGAACGAAATCCTCAACCAGTTTCAGGCCAAGGAATCCACCATGATTCCCGAGGAGGTCATGAACGAGGTGGTGCTGGAAATCCGTAAACGTCGGATTGACAATATTGCCGACCTGACGGAAAAGGAGATTCGCGAGATTCTGAAGAAGCTGGGGCGGTCCAAGTATTACGAGCACGCGGCCCACATTCTGTCGCGTCTGAACGGGAACCCACCGCCCACCATCACGCCCGAG